AGAACAAAAAAGACGATGAGATAGTAGTTAGGTTTCAAGGAAGCAGCAACAAAGATGGGAATAAAGAAGCAAGAGCTTTAGCGAAAGATTTTCGTCGCCAAGCAGTTGATTCGTTGGACTTCGGTAGCACCTACATGCTTGGTTCAGCAAAATTTCGTTTAATGAGTTTTGGTGAGTTTTCAGATCCTGATGATGGAGATGTTGATGCGACTTTTAGGTGCATTAAGACAGGTGCTTGCCCTACCGCTGATTACAACAAGCTTGGCCAAAATGAAGAATTTAAAAAACGAAAAGCACAATTAGAAAGACATCAAACAATACTTGAAAATATATTTACTGAAGAAGAAAACGAAAACAATCCTCCTAGAAAAGAACGCAACTATACAAGTTCTGCTGACAGTGGCGATCCAGACCCGAAGGATCAATATGTTACAGATGCGTTGTCAATTAATTTTAGTTTAGTTGAAGATAGTATTACTTATGACTTTGAGGCAAAGCGCACAGTTACCTGGGTAAACGAGCTTGATGAGGAAAGAAGCGCAGAGATAGATCCAGCTGGTTCTTTTGATTATACGCGATACCTAGAAGCAGAAGCTGCAGCAAATCCTCCGACAATAAGTGGCAAAGTTGCAAGAAAAGAGTTAAACAACGACCTTGCAAAAGCAAGAAGACTGATTTCTCAGATTCAAGATGGAGAGTACGATGATTCAAATGTAAAATTAACAATACCCGACAGAGGCAATAGAACCTCTCCGTTTAAAAACACATCTTTAAATGACGCTATTGATGCAGATTTTGAACAAGATTCTGAGTATGGGTTGCTAGCAAATTTGAACGGGCAAGTAGAAGCAAAGCTAAACAAAATAAGCAACCTTAGAGCAGACATTAACAAAGAAGGCATCAAAAGGTCTAAAAGAGTTAAAGATAGCGCTTTTTCGGAGAGCACCGAAGGAGAAGCGAACAGGTTCCCAAATTATGGAGACTTGACAGAAAATGGTCTAAAAATAAGAAACAAGTATTTAAGGTTGCAGAGGCAAATAAGCAAGCTTAACAGTCGAATTGCTAAAAGAAACAAGCGAATTATTGAGCGCAAAAGAGACTGGTTGATTGAACAACTGTTGGACTCTGATGGTGAGTTTAAGGATATCAACGAGAATCGCTATGCGTTTGGAGGTATAGCGCAGATGGAAGAAAGAAAAGATAATTTTCCAACAAACAAAAGGATTCCAGACCTTCTTGGTGTTCAAGCAATTGAAAAAGAATTTAGCCGCATAAAAAGGCAAAAGAGAGGCGCTAAGCGCAGTATCGATTACTTCCTTGAAAATTGGGACGATCTTATTGCGCGAGAGGATAACAACTTTTTTGTTAAAGCTTTAGTCAAGGCAGAGTCAGCCGCATACGAAACCGTAAGTGAAGTGGACCATGTCAAGTTTTCTATTAAATCAAAACTATATAGAAAAATTTCTGGTCGTCAAAAAAAGTATGGCGAAGTTAAGGCGTCAAAAAGGTATTCATTATCTGATAATGGCACCAAAGGGCGCCAAGCTTTTTTTAGATTTAGTTACAAAGAAGCAGCTAAAAGCAAGTACAAAGTCCATGATGTCCTTTTTGTACTAAGGCACGGTTCAGAAAGCGACACTTACAGCGACTTTAATTTTATTGCACCAACCAGAGGCAAGTATGCTTTCAAGCTTGAACCTGTCTATGATGTTGCTTCTGAGATCAAAGAAAATGGGCAAACAAAATTTGCTCTTTTAGAAAGCAATAGCACCAAAAAAAGCCATAAAGACGGTAGTGGGATTAGAGCAACAGTTTGGTGGAACGGTGAAGAGTACGCGACTCTTGACGAAGATGGCTGGCCAGCCTTAGAAGAGCGTGGGCCTAAGCTTACAAATGAATGGGACATATTTTCTGTCAATACTGACACGCAAGTTCAATTTAGTTTTGACAATGGGCCAGAGTTTACCTTAACGGCTGTTACTGAACAGCAAATACAGGATACAGAGCCAGCGTATAAAAACCTCTCAATACTTTCATTAAATATGTTTGCAGGGAAGGGAGTTCAAGACTTACGCAACGTGACTGCCTTCGTAAAAGAGGGCAAACAAAGTTACAGAGTTGAAGATTTTACGCAGCCTTATCAAGGCGAAAGCACGAGTTATGCTCCTGATATTTTTGTAGATACCGTTTTAGATAAAGTTAACGGCATTGGAAAATACGCTCCAGCTGATGCCTTAGACCAAGAGAGCTTGAAGCTTGCAAAAGCTTTTTGCATCAATAACAATTTGCCTACTCATCCCGAAAGTGGTCAAACGCCTCCGCCTATTTCCCTGTTTATGGATGGTGTCATCGCTGATGATTCTTCATGGCGTCAGTTCTGGGTCAGTACAGCACCATTTAGTTTGTTGGAATTTGCGAGAAAGAACGGAAGAGAAACGCTTGTTCCTGCCCTGCCGTGCGATTCGGACGGGAAGGCTGCTGAAGACAACGGCCAGCCTGTCCCTTTAACTATTTCTGCACTTTTTACAACAGGCAACATTCTTGAAGACTCATATAAAGAAGAATTTTTAGATTACGGAGCCAGTACGCAAGATTTAATTGCCAGTATTGTTTACAGGGAAGAGTTCACGAAAGCAATTTTTCAACGGAAAAGAACAGTTGAGGTAAAAAGAATAGGTATAGTCGAACATACAGCTATCAAGGAAACGTTTGACGTAAGCAGCTTTGTAACTACTAAGCAGCAAGCAATCTTGTTTGGCAAGATGCTGGTCAATCAGCGCAGGTTTATCAGGCGAGGCATTGAATTTAAAACGTTCCCGTCAACTAATCCCATTGAACCTGGAGCGTTTATCTATGTTGATATTGGCCTGACAAACTGGGAGAGAACGTCTTCTGGCGTTATTGCCGCTGGTGGTGCGTTGAACTCGCCATTACAGGACAGCATTCCAAGCGGGACGTATAACTTTTTGGTTTATGACAGAAGCGAGTCAGAGATTAATCCAGTTAATTCAGTTGTGGTTTCAAATGGCGTTGCCTCAGCGTTATCCGATAAGGTTGGCCAGCTTTATGTGATGGGCATTGCTTCGGGCAAAAAGCGTGTGTTCCGGATTACGGAAGTAGAGCTAGACGAAGAGGGTGAAGTGACGGTAAGAGCTATGGAGTATCCCTGTGATGATGAGGATCGTGCCCATGTCGCGGACCTTAGACCCAGCCTGTTCAAGGTAAGCTAGTATGAAACCAATGTTCTAAGTCCAGCGAAGCGATGGCCTTTTTTACCGGACGCACAGGCTCGCTGGTTTTTGGCGGCAAGCCCGTAGCTAAGATTCGTGACTGGTCTATTGAGACCACGGTAGAACTTTTAAGTACCAACGATATTTCTAGTAGCGTAAACACCTTCACCCCTGGGGTTAAAGGTGCTACGGGCAGTGCGACCCTGATGTATTACAAGCTTGAATCTGGCGAAAGCGCGACCAAGACTCAATTTACTGAGTTGCTTTCTAAGATTATGAAGACAGGCGCGGTTACGGAAAGTGAGCGCGTAAGTCTTGAATTAAATGTTGGCACTGGTACGTCAGACGACATCAAGTTTAATGCTTACATTACGTCTGCAAGCGTTTCTGTTTCGACTGGAGAATTGTCTGTAGTGCCAGTTAATTTTACGGTTGATGGAGACTTTACTGAAGTCATTGCCTAATGACGTTTTTTCTTGGTAGCCAAGGTAATGTCCGGTTGCGCCGTGGGACGGAAGTAGCCCTCGGCATCTTAACGGAACAAGTTATTAGCGATGACATCAGTACGGCGCTTAACCGCATTGGGACGGCAAACGGGATAGACAATCTTTTTACAGGGGACAAGATTGATATTGAAACAACTGATGCACGAAAACTTCTGTTTATCCCAGCATCCAACTGGTCTTCTGGGACGGTACAAGACACTTACAGCACTTTTGTAAATGTTAACGCTGCAGGTGGATTGCGTCTGTATCCAACATTTGCAGATGCTGTAAACAACAATAGACAGAATGAAATTGCGCTACAAACTTTTACCGGAGATCCTATTGCGGTAACAGTCGCTGTTAGAGACATTGGCTCTAATATTCTTGGCGATGTTACTAGCTATGAATTTAACGCTAGCCGTGAGCAGGTTGACACCACATCGCTTTCCGACAAGTTTAAGAATCAATACAATGCTGGTTTGATTAGCGGCAGCGGGCGTATTGAGTGCGTTTTCAACAATGCGACTGATGGCGAAAGAGAGACGTCATTATTAATGCTCCAGTTGATACAAAGGCTTGACTTAGGTTGTGCCTTTGATCTTTTCCTTTATCTAATTGATAAGGATTTAAACCCAGCAGAGCAGAGCGTTTTTTACTCTCTCACTGCTGTTGTAACCAATTCTGGCGTTTCGGTTGACCTAGACGATGCCATTAGATGCACTCTGGATTTTGTGACGACTGGCGAGTTGAAGCTTGTAGTTGGCACGTTGGCTGAATACCTGTTGAAAGAAGATGACGATCGAATCCGTCAAGAGCAGTCTCTCAATTTCCTGTTGACGGAAGTTACGGATTAAACTAAACGCAAGTACCCCTGGCGTAAGGAGCTGAGCCTTGGCTGACCAACGAATTACGCAGCTCAACGAGCTGTCCAAGGCTGGGGTTGCAGCAGTAGACGTCCTGCCTATTGCGGACATTAGCGGTTCTGAGACCAAGAAGGTTACCGCAAAAAACCTTGTTGACGCTGGTCTGGACCTGATCGATGTCAGCACCATTGATCTAGACAAGCTTGATCAAAGCAGCACAACAAAGCTAGGTACGGCTTCGATTGCTGACGACGCAATCACCTATGCCAAGGTCCAAAACGTTACAGCAACTGACCGTTTGCTGGGGCGGAGCAGCGCAAACGCTGGGATTATTGAAGAGATTGTCTGTACTGCTGCAGGCCGAGCACTACTAGATGATTTAAGTGCGGCAGCACAGCGAACAACATTAGGTCTTGGCACAATTGCCACGCTTAATGCTGACGGTTCAACCCTTACAAACCTGACCATCACCAGTGGCACGATCACTGGTATTACAGACATCACTGTTGCGGATGGTGGAACGGGAGCAAGTGATGCTGCCAATGCACGGGTAAATCTTGGCGTAGCAATCGGGACGAATGTCCAGGCGTATGACGCTGGCCTGCAATCAATTTCAGGGCTAACGACTGCCGCAAATCAAGGTATTTATGCGACTGCGTCTGACACGTATGCAGTTTTCTCGTTAACTGCAGCAGGCAGGGCGTTACTTGATGATGCTGATGCTGCAGCTCAACGCACCACACTTGGCCTTGGGACGTTAGCAACACAAAGCGGTACCTTTGCTGGAACGCATTCGGGCACAAGCTCTGGTACTAACACTGGTGATCAAACGATTGAGCTGACTGGTGCAGTTACAGGTACTGGTACCGGATCCTTTGCAACCACTCTTTCTTCAAACATTGTTCAAACAAATAATATTGCGTCAGATGCAGTCACCTACGACAAGCTGCAGGACACCACATCTGCCGATGTAATTTTAGGCCGTGCATCTGGCGGTTCAGGCACAGTTGAGCAAATTAGTTGTACTCCTGTAGGTCGTGCGCTAATTGCTGATGCCAACGTTGGAGAGCAGAGAGCAACACTTGGCCTTGGAACGTTAGCCACGCAAGATGGCACTTTTAGTGGTACGCACTCAGGTGCAAGCACTGGTACTAACACTGGCGACCAAACGATTGAGTTAACTGGTGTTGTTACAGGTACGGGCACAGGATCATTTGCGACAAGCTTTGCTGCTGGAGTCGTTAATAGTGCAGCCATTGCAGGGGACGCTGTCACTTATGACAAAATTCAAAATACAACTAGCACCGACATAATCCTTGGTCGCAGTAGCACAGGCGGGGGATTAATTGAAGAAATTGATTGTACTGCTGCTGGCCGAGCTTTACTTAATGACGCAACTGCTGCCAACCAGCGCACCACGTTAGGTCTTGGAGATTTAGCAACTTCTACCGGCACTTGGACTAACGGTTCAGTCTTTAGCGGTACCAGTAGCGGAACAAACACTGGCGATCAAACAATTACGTTAACTGGCGCTGTAACAGGCAGCGGCACTGGATCGTTTGCAACAACGCTTGCAAACAGTATTGTTCTTGAGGCAAACCTTGGCACTAGCTCAGTAACAACGGGCAAGCTTCATCCTGACTCAGTTACAGCAGAAAAAATTGGTGATCAAGCAACCTGCATTGTTAGTAACGCCACTCCTTCTGGTACAGGTGATTACACAGGTCAAGGTTGGTACAACACCAGCACAAGCATTGCATATCGCTGGAGCGGGTCAGCCTGGTCACAAGAAGCTGGCATCCAGTCGATAACAGTCACGGAGTCAACTCCATTTGCTGTTGTTGTTAGTAACCCAACTGCATTTACAACTGATCTATCACTGTCACTTGATACGCAAGTTGCAGCAAGTGTCTTTGCAGGTCCAACAACTGGTTCTGATGCCGCACCAACATTCCGTAATTTGGTGCCGACTGATCTGCCTGATGCAACAGCATCTGCAAAAGGCATCATCCAACCTGGGACAGGCTTAGCTGTTACCAGTGGAACGCTAAACCACAGCAATGCGGTAACTGGAGCAACAGTTAGCGGTATTACTTTTGACGCTCAAGGTCATGTCACTGCAGCAACGGCTTTGCTTGCGGCTAACATCCCTGATCTTGATGCAGCAAAAATCACAACGGGCGAGTTTGCAACTGCTCGGATTGCAAATTCGGCAATTACGGGAGCCAAACTTGCGGACAGTTCTGTCACTGCCTTTGGTGAATCATTGCCTACTGCTGAGTTCAAAGGTCAACTATTTTATAACCCGCTTGAAAAGAACTTCTTTGTCTGGGACGGCAACGTCTGGCAGCCGCTTGGCATTTCAGCTGGTGCAATCATCCTTGCTGGTACTTACAACGCAACAACAAACCAAGTTGCGAGCGTTACCTCAGAAGGTTCTGCCCTGGGCATAAGTGTTGGCAATGCTTTGCCTTCCCCAAGTTCAGACAACTCAAATTATTATCTGGTTGTTGCTATTGGTGGTACGGGCACAGCACCAGCGCCTACGGTGACTCTTGCTCCGCCTGACATTCTTTTATCAAACGGAACAACTTGGATTGAGATTGATGTTTCGTCTACTTATACGGCGCAAACAGCAAATAATGTTGCGTTTGCTCCTGCAGCAAGTATTGGCAGTACAAACGTACAGCTAGCACTTGAGGAAGTTAGTACCGAATGCCGCGTTGCGACCAATCTGACCAGCGGAATGCTGGCTGTGCCTCGTGGTGGCACTGGAATTGCCGCTTATACAAAGGGCGATCTAATCGTTCCAACAGGTACGACCACGCTGGACAAGCTTGGCGTTGGAACGAATGGTTACATTCTTAGTGCCAATAGCAGCGAAGCAACTGGTCTTGAGTGGATTGCTAATCAAGTTGGCACAGTTACCAGCGTTAGCGGCACCGCTCCAATACAGGTTGCGACTGGGACAACAACGCCTGCCATCTCAATCACGACTGGTACGACAAGTGCTGTTGGTGTTCTGCAACTGACTGATGGTGTTGCAAGTTCTAGTACAACAACTGCTGCCACACCAAATGGTGTCAAGACGGCTTATGACTTGGCTGCACTGGCATTGCCCAAGGCTGGCGGGATCATTAGTGGTCAGTTGCTGCTTAATGAGAACGCATCACTGGTGTTTGAGGGTGCCAGCCCTGATGCGTTTGAAACAACTTTGGCGGTTGCCGATCCAACAGCAGATCGTGTCGTGACGCTACCTAATTTGACTGGGACGGTTGCATTGACCAGTCAGCTTGATGACGGCAGTTTTTGAGTCTCGTAAGATAGAGCCATAATTTCCGGCCTGGCGACAGGTATTAAGGATGGCTCTACAGCACCTGCGTTCTGGCACAGCAAATAAGCGTCCTATTCCAACCGCAATGTCGGATGGGCAGCTTGCTGTTAACACTAATTTGGCTAGTCCTGGTCTGTTCTTTAAGGACAGCAACGGTGATCTAGTTAAAGCAGGTCCGGTTCATGTTGGAACGACTGCGCCAAATGCTTCGCCAGCTAGTACGGCTGCAACGGCGTTAGTTGCTAATACTGTTTATCAGATCTTGACGGTTGGAACGTCAGATTTTACAGCTGTTGGGGCGTCTGCAAATACGGTCGGCGTTGTCTTTACTGCAACTGGCACAACAACTGGCACAGGCACGGTTAGTGGTCAGCAAGGAGTTGAGAAAGGAGAGCAGTGGCTAGATACGACAAATAGCCTTTATGTAATGAAGGTGTATGACGGGACGGGTTGGCGCGTAACTGATTCTATTTCGTTGGCGAATGGTAGTGCTGCCGCACCAAGTTTGCACTTTGGGAGTGATACGAATACTGGATTGTTTAGAAGTGCAGCAGATTCGTTAGCGATCACGACTGCTGGAACGCAGCGCGTTGTTGTTGGGGCAGCCGGAGGTGTGGGCATTGGGGTGGTTCCACCTAGTTATGGCACTGGCAGAAATTCGCTAGACATCCATTCGTCAGGGGCAACAGTAACTCACTTAGGACTAACTAACAGCACTACTGGCAGCAATGGTGCGTCTAACGGTTTTAACATCATTCAAAACGGTTTGAATACGTTGCTGTATTTAAGAGAAAGTGGCTTTATGTCATTTTCTACAGCGAATACCGAGCGCCTAAGAATCGACAGCTCTGGACGGTTGGGTCTGGGCACGTCAAGCCCTGGAGCAGGCATACATATCGCTACGGCAGGTCAAACAACATCTGCATTAAATACTGCAGGAGACATCAATCTTCTTGTTTCAGATACAGGTGCAAGCGCAGGGAATGGAGGCTCAGTTGTATTTGGTTTTAATAGTGGTAGTGGCAGATTTGCGGCGATTAAAGGACAAGTTGCTACAGGTGGCGGTAACAGCATTGGCGATCTAGCCTTTAGCACTAGAAACGCAACGAGTGACGCCACTCTTACTGAGCGTCTACGCATTTTAAGTAATGGAAATATTGGAATTGGCACTTCGTCGCCTTCACAGTTGCTAACTGTTGCAGGCGTGGCACGCTTTGAAAACTTTATTGAATTTGCCGGGTCGATCTCAACACCAGGCACAGCAGCAGCTATCTATCGCCCTGCTGATAACAATCTTGCATTTAGTACGGCGAGCAGCGAGCGTATGAGAATCGACAGCTCGGGCAGGGTTGGGATTGGAACTACTTCGCCTGAGGAGATTTTACACATTGCAGCAGCAAGTGAAACAGTAGGTAGTCGAGATGGTGTGATTCTCCAATCAACATCAAGTGCTGCTGCTGATACGGGATTACCTCTTGTATTTACAGCTGACATCGGAGGTGGATTTACAAGCTATGGATTAGCGTCTATTGCTGGACGAAAAGAAACTGGAACCGTTAACGGTTCAGACGCTGCTGGTTATTTACAGTTTGCAACCGGAAGCACTGGAGGCAGTATCAGCGAAAAGATGCGAATCGACAGCTCGGGCAGGCTGTTGGTTGGTACGACAACTGAAGGTGCAGCAATTGCCGATAATTTAACTGTTGCAGATAGTGGTCACAGTGGCATAACAATCCGATCCGGAACGTCTAGCCTTGGTTCGCTTTATTTCAGTGATGGTACATCTGGTGCTGCTGAATATGCAGGATTTGTGGAATACAACCACAACGGTAATTATTTAGGTTTTGGAACAGGTAGTACCAGTCGCCTCAGAATCGACAGCTCGGGCAGGCTGTTGGTGGGAACGTCTACTGCACCTAGTGCAGGCAACGCTCAATATTCTAAACTTGTTGTACAAGGCAATACGTATGCTTCAACCGATTATGGGATATTAAATCTACAAAGAGGACTGGCTGCTTCTTCTGGCATTACTGGAACTATTGGGGGGATCCATTTTTCAGATAATACTGGAAATGAGTTTGCTTTAATCCAAGCAGTGGCAGATGGGACTACCGCATCAAATGATTACCCAGGACGCCTAACATTCTCCACTACTGCTGATGGTGCGTCATCACCAACTGAGCGCCTACGAATCGATAGCTCGGGCAACGTATTTATCGGCGGCACAACTGCAAGCTCTGCAGATATTGCGCTGAATGCAAATGGCAGGGTTGAATCCGGCTTTAATGACAACACAACAGAAGGAGTCAGACTTGACCCTGCCGGAATAGTTAACATCCGTAGAGATTCAGGAACTAGTACCGCTATTGGTGTTTTCTCCGGTGGTGTTGCTAGTGCTAGCACTCAGACGGTCGAAATCAAAGCAAACGGCAGCATCACTGCGGCTGGTAATATCGTCACTGGTAATGATCCAGGTGTTGCTGGCAGACCTGCTGGAATACGTGCTGGGTTCAACGGCACACTGCAAATTGCCAAAGCCTCTGGAGAACAGGGTGTTGTTATTTACAAAACAGGTACTGATTCAGCTCAAATAGAACTTAAGACGGACGGATCCGCCACATTTGCGAGTTCAGTTAATTTGGCTCTTCTGAGAGTTGTTGCCAGCGGTACTACTTATCCAAGAATTATTGGAACACCTGACGGCACGTTATATTCGGAATCCTCCGCAGGAGTATATCCGTGGCAATTGTTTCCATCAGGAGCCGCCACATTTGCTGCAGACGCATCCATCAACTCGCTAACAATTGGTCGTGGTGCGGGTAATGTTAACGGTAATTCGGCGTTTGGATATCAAGCACTTAATTCAAACACCACTGGCTATAACAACGTAGCTAACGGATATCAAGCACTTAATTTAAATACCACTGGCAGTAACAATGTAGCTACCGGACTCAGAGCACTTTATTCCAACACAACCGCCGCCGACAATGTAGCTAGCGGATACGAAGCTCTCCGTAATAACACCACTGGATACAGCAACGTAGCTACCGGACGAGAAGCTCTCCGCAATAACACCACTGGTTTTAACAATGTAGCTGTTGGACCAAATACCCTAAAAAGCAACACTACTGCTGCTTATAACACAGCTATTGGAAGTTCATCTCTCCAATCTAACACTACTGGGACTGGTAACACAGCCAATGGTTTACAAGCTTTATATTCAAATACCACTGCTAGTTATAACGTAGCGGTTGGATACCAAGCCCTGCGTTCAAATACTACTGGTGCTAGCAACGTAGCTAGTGGTTATACAACTCTTTATGCCAATACAACTGGTAATTACAACACAGCTTACGGGCATCAAAGTATGCGTTTTAACACCACTGGTACTAACAACGTAGCTAACGGATACGCAGCTCTCTATAACAACACCACTGGTAATTACAACGTAGCTACCGGATATGAAGCTCTTAAATCCGTCACCACTGGAATTGAAAATACAGGCTTAGGAACATTTGCGCTTAAGCTCAACACTGGCAATAGCAACACAGCCGTTGGGTACCAAAGCCTTGCACAAAACACTACTGCTACTAACAATACAGCCGTTGGTACTTATTCTCTTTATACTAATTCCACTGGCGGCAACAACGTAGCTACCGGATATGGTGCTCTACAAAGCAACACCACTGGTAGTAGCAACGTAGCTAATGGATATTATGCCCTTAATTCAAACACCACTGGACATAGCAACTTAGCTATCGGAGCCTCAGCTCTCCAGAGCAATACAACTGGAGTTAACAACATATCAAGTGGAAGTAGCTCTCTATATAACAACACTACTGGCTCAAATAACATAGCCTACGGAAATACTGCTCTTTTAAGCAACACCACAGGCCAACAAAATGTAGCCATTAGTAATGACGCTCTTCGTTCCAACACCACTGGTAATTACAACATAGCGATTGGCCTTACTGCGTTAAATGCCAACACCACAGCAAGCAACAACGTTGCTATTGGAAGGCTTGCTGGTCGTTTAAACACTACTGGTTCTAGCAACACTGCTGTCGGAAGTGAAGCTCTCTATTACACCACCACTGGTTCTAATAACGTAGCTATCGGAAGACAAGCTCTCTTTGAAAACTCCACTGGTGCGGAAAGTACGGCTAGTGGATATAAGGCCCTTTATTTTAATACCACCGGAGGATCAAACGTTGCTTTTGGTGCTTATGCTCTTTACAATTGTTCGACTGGTAGTGGCAACATTGGTATTGGAGCTAAAACAAGCGCTAACATTTTTTCACCAGTATTTAACGTAACAACAGAAAGCAACCGCCTAGTCTTAGGCCATACATCTATCACCAATGCCTACGTCAAAGTATCTTGGACCGTTACATCAGACGAGCGCGATAAGATGAACTTTGCTCCAGTACCTTATGGTCTGGACTTTGTTAATCAACTCAAACCGACTGCCTATCAATTCAAGGTAGATCGTGACACTGAAGAGCCAAACGGTGATGTACGTTATGGCTTCAAAGCGCAAGACATCCTTGCCTTAGAAGGTGACAACCCCGTCATTATTGACACCGAAGATGCTGACCACCTTAAGTACAAAGGTGAGCATCTTGTTCCTGTACTGGTTAATGCAGTACAAGAGTTGACGGCTATGGTTAAGGAGCTGCAAGATGAGGTCGCTGCGCTGAAGAGCGCGTAGAATCTCATCATTCTCCTAGACCTGTTATGTCTGTTGAAACTCCCACCGCTGCAGAAATTGCCCAAAGCTATTCTGCAGCTCTTGATTCCGTCACTGTCATTACTGACTTAATGGCGCTTGACGCTCGTGACGCTGATGAAACAGCAACAGTTGCTCGCAATGTCGAGCACCTAGAGCTGATGGTTGCCAAGGACTACTGGACAACAGAAGACCTTGCTCCTTTAAACTCCGCAATCACCGCAGGCAACGCTTAATCATGGCTACAACTTTTACTTGGGCAATTTCCAACCTGGATAGGGAAACCGCAGACGGTTTTGTTTTTACTGCTCACTACACCGTTTCTGCTGCAGACGACACCTATTCATCTGGTGCGTATGGAAGTATCGGTTTCGAGCGTCCTGACACGCTAGTTGCTTTTGCCGATCTAACTTCTGAGGTCGTTGTCGGCTGGGTCAAGGCTGCTTTGACTGCTGAAAAGGTCACTGAAATTGAAACTGCTTTGCAGGGTCAACTTGATGAGCAACGCGCTCCAACCAAAGCTGCAGGTCTCCCATGGGTTGACTC